GTTTACCACTCATGTTTCCTCCTTCGTTGTGGGAGGACCTCGACTTAGGTCGAGGCAAGCAAAGCAACGCATGTTCTAGACCGTTTGCCGGGCCTGGAATATGAAAGCTTTCACGGCTAAATTAAAACCAAAAGGGGTCATCGTTCTAAATAGATGACTCCCTAATGGTCAGTTGAATGGAGAGTATGATGAATTAGTCTCCACCCTCATTGAATGTTACCGCGAATCAATAATCACAGAGGATCAACTGCAACTTTACTGAAGATCTTAGAGATAGGGAAGAAAGGATGTTAGGGTGGGATCTAGCATCATTAAAACTCATTAGAAATACGGATTGAACCCCATGCCAAAGGATATGACACAAATCTAGGATTTAACACAACTAGAAATGATGGAAGTTTATAAACATATACAGACCAACAGTATGCCAGGGCAAGGTGAGAAAGTGAAGTGAATCACAGATAAAGCTAGAGATATGGGCAATTGCATTATGTTATCATGCCCTAGTGACCGGGACTACTGCGTCTCTTATGGACTAAGTTTAATCACAGCTTTAGTTTATGACACTGATCCCATAGAGCCCCAGTAGATTAAACAACCAGAGGATCAAGACGAAATGAGATGTAGACTATATGCGGAATACATGAACAATTTCAATTACTGGATCGAATAGCTAGGTTAGGGACCAAAACTCTCCGCTTTAACAGAAACTCTTTAGAGGAGTGCACCAGCATTATTGAGAAAGATTTGTTATGATGCAGATAGTCGAAAACCTATGCATTTAGAAAACAAACTTAAAGACTTCGATTCCGAACCGTTTCTCTGGATAACCAAGATCAACCATCAATCAGACGTATAGGCACACTGCTATGTCATGATACCTAAGAAGCACACGGTTAAGCCCGTTGTTACCAATATCACCACGACCATACCCGAAGTTCCACAAGTTAGACGTAAGGATGGATAGTATAGACACATGAGAGTGGAAGATTTGAGAATTCCAGAAAATTGGTCTGTTGCTGAAGGCATACTTAGATATAGTGGTGTTAGAACTGATTACCATAGTATGGATCTTCTAGAAATTAGGAAGGTAACAGAAGCTCTTAGATGTGCTTGATCATTGTCTCCAAATAAGGCTTAGTTCATAAAGTTCATTAAAGAAAACCCTAAGCCCAAAGAGAATAATAATAAGAAATCAGATCCATGGAACGAAGCCAAGAGATTGTTAAAGAAAATAAAGTGGATGGTAATCATGGAAGACTCAACATTCACTGCCCAACAATTGTCAGATTGGAGATCCTAGGTCTACTCCATTATGTTTTGCAGAACTTCATGGTAGTTGTACAACGTGACCAAGACATCATCAATTCCTGCATCTGTAGCTGATAACATTATGTCTAGATATCCAGGATTTTTTCCCCACATATATGAGTACGTTAGTTCTAGAAGCGTGGAACTACCAGTATATGCCAAGAAGACTGAAACTCAAGTAAGAGTCGGATCTAAAGGTTCTGCTAGTCTAGTTGATCTTTATGGAGAATAGAAGGATCTAAAAGAAGGGAAATAGTTTGATCCTTAGAGACCTTAGGGATTACCTTATGTGGACTACAGAATGTTGAGCCTACTCAATCTACCTAAAATGAAGACATAGACCTGGTCACCTTCAGCCATTTTCTGGAATCAATTAGCGCAAGCTGTTAGAATGGCTTATAGATTGCTATCTCGTAACACGAAGATGTACATGAAAAATATGCATGATAATTACGATTTCAGACCTTTTGTAGCTAACGTATTATCACAACATACTAGGTGCCCCTCTACTCAAGTGGACGGTGAGTATACACGAGAATTAGCCGACAAATTTAACATGCCATATGTATTGGTGGATTTGGACGTCCAAGAAGTTCCATGCTCGGTTAAAGACGGTGAATGCACAATGGGTATTTATCACGTGTAGGATTATGATGAGTACACCACTTTCGAACCCTTCAATTACAATACAGAGATAAAGGTCATATTCCAAGCACCTATATGTTGAGGATCATAGGTGAGTGCAGGTAGAGAAGATGAGTACATATTTGAGCCAATAGATGGACTCGTCTATTTTAAATACAAAGCTCAGGACATACCCCAATACATATAGCGGGGACCATACTTGCAAACAGTGACAGCGCCCGAATTTAGTTTAGAAAATTTAGCTTTCTATAGAATGGTAGTAACCACCGAAGTGCTGACCGAAGATAACTGAATTAGATGGAATAACCGAATCCCAGATAATAATCAGAGACAGGCTATGATGGATATACTAGGTCCAAAAGGCTCGGTATGTCTCCAACAAGACTTTGCATATTGGAGGGATAGAAAAATTGTTTACCACTGGGATTAGGCTTAGAAATGGACAGCTCTGAGGTTGGGATGGAGAGTAACAGTAGAACCAGTTTTACGAAAGATCTGATAGATTAGAGACTTTGTCACCTGTAGAGCATAGAAAGAATCCAATGACTGCGGTGAATTCTTGTATAGATGCTTGACGCCATATGAAAAGAAATTATTCGCCTTGAACTAGAAGCAGAAACTTACATCAGTGATAGATCTGGATGGCGATGAGAACGCTAAAGCCATTAGAGACTCCATACTCACGATTGCTGGAGCAACGATATCCATGATCTCTACTATTGCGTTTACAAGTGGATATGTAAGCGCACCAGTTTCTCTCACATCCTTGTACTTCATAATCAAGGCAGCATGGGATTGGAAAGTCAACAGTGACCAGATATTAGTGAGTCAAGACGATGACTTCATGGAAGTCCAAATAGGCAGATCAACACTCTTATCAAAGAAACACGCGTGCCCTAAATTGGAATGGGAAGACGCCTCATGAGATATCAGACTTGAATTGAGTAAATATCCAAAAGAAAAAGCTGATTGGGTTAGTGTAGACTACTACTATAATAAACCTATAGACAACTCTATGGTAGTCGGAGTTGCAGATTGTCTAACCTTCAGCTAGGATTGCGATTAGAACATGCAAACAGTTATTTCTATTCAAGATAATATTCAACAGCTTCAAAGCTCAGACGTCAGATAGGCGAAAATGTTGCAGACAGGATTTGATATCATAACACCTGCAGGCAAATCATGACAATTCGAGTGGGACTCAAAGACCAATAACAATCTATTAGTCGCTCTTTTTCAAAGGCACTTCAGCACCAGGATTAGGCCTGAACATAATGTAGTGGATGCGTGTTCAGAATCTTTTCAAAAGTGATTAGACACCTGGAATTTTCCTGAGATTACTCTACCATGTGTTGTAAATTGGATTCAGAGCAAGAATAAGTGGTCCAGGGAAAAGAAATAGAAATACCTGCGAATTATACACAAATAGATGCATTCCAATGGAGCTCAAGATTTCGAAGGATCTTTCAAATTAATGGTGAAATCAGGTGAAACTTAGGCCACTAGTGGTGACCCGTTGAAAGACTCTTCTCGACCCTGACTCATATTCGCTCCAAGTGATAATTATTGTGGTTTACTAACATATGTGCAGGACCAACTCTTCAAGGATATCAAAGCTAATGAATTATCCTTTAGCCATGGTGATGATGCTGACTCACTAAAAGATAGAGTTACTAAGATTCTGAAAGGTGATTTTGGAAAGTATGTGTCAGTATCAATCGATGGATCCTCTTTCGATTCTAATTAGCACCAATGCATAATCGACGCAATAGACAACAGGTTTTTCAGGCATTTCAGGAATCGAATAAACGATATCCTTATACATATTAGCAAATAGGAAAATGTTGACATGGATGTACCTTTTGTGCTCGGGTCTATACTAAACCAAGCCACTAAATCAGAACAGATAGCCTTCTTCGATATGCCCTACGTCAAGAAGCATGCAGATAAGAGGGACATGTCTAAATAGCATCATGGAAAACACTACCCAAATTTTTCAATTCATGGAACCACATATTCAGGACATCCGACCAGAACTACACTGGGCAACACTCTGCGATCTATAGCTTATTACAAGTATGTGATGGAAGAATATGGAGTAGAACCACTGATGATGGCAGCCGGGGACGACGTGGTCATGTGGATACCCAAGAATAAAGCTGTCGGATTCAAAGATCACTTGTATAAATATGTGTATCCTGACAACGCGAAGGAATTTGTAATTAGGGGTTTAGGACAAGTCGTAAAGGAGGTATTCATAAATGAATGGTGGAACATCGATTTTTGCTCAAAATACGCAGTCCATGAAGGCAACCGTGATACAAATGTGGGATGGTATCTATTTAGAGATCCTATAAAAGCTTTTAAAACCAAGCACTTCCTCCTTGATACCAATCCTCTTTTCAAAGATAGACCTTCATATTACGTAGCTGCAATAGGTTATAGTTTGAAAACAGAATTGCCAATACAATATATCAGGGATTTGGTGGATATAAGGATAGCCAAGCATAAGAATAATCTTCTCCCAGAACATACGCTAGAAATGATAGCAGATTTGGAGCATTATTGGCCACACAAGCCTAAGATAAAACCCCAACACCATAATTCAGTCCAACATGCCATATTATCCAAGGTAGGTGTAGGATATGGATCGTTGATAACCGCCGAAGACGGTTATATTAGAATCGGGCGAGTCGACATTCCATATTCAAAAAGAAAAATGGAACAACCCATTAGGAAAGAGAACAAGAAACTCTTAAAGAAAGAAAAGAAATTAAAACAACAGCTCAAAGCAGCTAAAAGGTCAGCTAAACAGGCTACCGTAACATCGGGGCACGATGTGCGCCCAGATCCATCTTTGGTAGACATGGCCAAAGAATAGTTTGCGTACTCCAGGGAAGATTGATTGAACGCAGTGGATGCTTTCAACATAGCTAAGCTATTCCCAGGCCAAATCAATTGTCAATATGTAGTCAACGGACACCCTATCAATGTCGGATCTAGAGTCATGTCTACACACACATTCAGGAATCGATCAGCAGTGGATTACACAATAGTGTTTTATTACCCTACATCTGTGACCTGGCAGAATTCGATTGGCACTAGACTGGCTGGATTCTCTATACTTACGAGCTCATCCCTAGGAACGACCTTCTCTATGAACAACAACACTGCGACATATCAATTGTTAAATACATCTGAATCATACAGCTCGCTATACGCAGGAGACTTTATGGCATACTCTGAAGGAGGCTTTGTCTGGGCCAGCCACCTAGCGCTATAGACGCAATCTCCTCACGCAACTATTAATGGTGACGTAATAGTAGGCCATATTCAATTCAAACAACTAAACAATGTCATGTCACTAGACCAACTTATTTGATTAGGTAAAGCTTACCCTGCAGGTACAGAAGTTAGCTTAAATGTAGCAGTTAACAACGACGCCATGATATACGATGATAGCAACACGTACACAAAGTACGCTACTGAAACTGTGGCATATGCTATATTTATATAGCCAGCAAGAAGCATTTAGAACGATATCAACTTATCCTACATACTTAGAATGTCATTTGATATGAATTATGTATTCTGGGTCGATGCCACCAACGCTTTTACTGCAGCCCTCACAGCAGCTAGAGATTATGAAATACGAGAAAAGACTCTCTCCGTCAAGTACCCACAGCTACAAGATGCACAAATACTCAGCCATCGCTTAGACTCTGAAGGTGTTTATTAGAAAAATGGAGGCCTGTAGAAATTGTGGAGCCGAGTACAGGATGGACTCAGGAAAGGTTGAGACGTATATAAAATCATATCACCTTTCCTCACACCAGCGATTTCAGCCATGAGTCCCATGTTAGGAGGAGCTTTATCTCTCATGTCTGCGACAGATCTTTTGAAGGGGTCTGATCCGCAACCGCCATATGATCCTTCAAATAATGTACTGTTCTTGAAAGATTCCAGAAAGAAGCTTCAATATCAAAGTCCCTCACCACATCCAGATATTGAAGAGAAGTTGGCATAGGTTTTATCCCTTTTGGATTTACTCATATCTAGAAATCAAGAATATGTACAGGAGCCGTTCACTTCATCTTTGCAATAGTAGGAAGTTAGTTAGCTTTAGGAAACAAAGTCGGAGTACTTACCTACTACCCCTGAACGACTCAATAAAACAGCATCTTTTATGCGTAGATAATAATGCAAATA